AACGGTGAAACCTTCGGTCAATCCGATACGAGACATGGTTTAATCCTCCTTATGTTTTGCTACCGTAAGACGGTAGGATACAGCGGGTACTGTGTATTTATCGTAGATTCCGTCTTCTTTGAGTTTCTTCTCGTCCAGCTTCAGGCTTTCGTTTTTAACGAGCTTCCACTCGTAGTCCTTGCTGTCATATACAGCGTATTTATCGCCCTCAGACAGACCATTCTGGAGATAATACTTGATGTCATCGGTTAAGTTTTTGAGCTCTTTTTCGAGCGGCTTGGCCTTTTCCTTCAGGGCGTCCAGTTTACGCTGGATCGCTTCGGCGTCGGAGATGGTCTTTTTGATATCTTCCGTAGGCCGGGGGAGTTCTGCTGTCCTGAGCGCTTTCAGGATGTCGGCGTCCCTGCGCTCGTCATAGTCCGGGCTGATACCGCTTACTACGTGGGTGTCCCACCAGTCTTTGGCGATTTTCACGAGCCCGTCCATCCGAGGATACCGTTCAGAGACCTTAAAGGGCCGTACAAACGTGTTGGAAACGCTCGGCACAAACTCGTCAGGGTGGTCATAATCGCCTTGGTTTAGTAGGGAGCAGACCATATAGACCTGATCCACACCGAGGAGATAAGCGTACAGCGCGGCTTGCATGGCATAGTATTCCGGGATGTCATCCATCCAGTCTTCGGCCCTCTTGGTGGTCTTCATCTCGAGCACAGCAATCGGTTTGCCGTTTTTGTCCTTCTCGAGATAGTCCCACATGCCGCCGAGAATTTTCTGGTCGGGGAAGAAGTCGCCTCTGGTCTTTTTGAAGTAATCTTCTCCCCAGACGTCAGTCGGAGAAGTCAGATTCATCAGGTAACTCTGCCTCATATACTCAGCCTGTTTAGGCTCGATGACCTTGCCAGCCGCAGTGTAGATCGTGTCAGTGAACGGTTCCTCGTAGGTGCGAGTGATCGCACACCACGTCTTGAACGGGGTCTCCCACGGATTGAGCCCGAGTACCGCCGCGAATCTCGTACCAGTCAACTTCTTGGGACGTCTGGGGGATTCGGCCTCTACATGCTGGCCTACCCATTTCACATCAGGCATTTCCTACCTCCGCATTGATTTCCTTGATGAGTTCTTCGCAACGGGTCTTGCTGATTGCTGTGAAGCCTTTCGTTTCGAGGGCCAACGCCACGGCCTTGTCTTCGTTGCCAGCTTTACGAAGGCGCTTTACAGCCTCTTTCAGGGCGTTAAGTTGGAGCTCGTCTGCGGCGGCTTCAGGGGCAGTCAGTTTCTGTTTGATCTCTTCACGTTCGAGGGGCGTTACCGGGACTTTGGGAGCGGGAACCGGGATCGTGACTTCAGGAGCCATGCCAGTCATGGCCTCCATCTCGTCTGCTTCCACAATGTCCAGAGCAATCATGTACAGGTATCTGCGCTGGTAGGTCTCCACAGCGCCCAGACGCTGGATGGCGTTGGTGACTTCGCCGCCAGTGGTGTTGGATATGATGGGCTCAATCTCGCGCATGGGGGAAGTGAAAGTGATAATGTCCATCGGGTCATCCACATTCACCAGCGCCATGCTGGCGACCTCGTTGGTAAAGGTGGTCACGGGCAGGAGTCCTACTTCCTGAAAGATGGGCAGGGCCACGGGTACGATGTCATCCAGTTCAAAGTACTTGTATTTCAGTTTCATGTTCTTGCCAGACTTCTGTACCTGACTTTCGAGGAACTTGCACCGGGCAGTCAGCAGTTTCTGGCAGACGTTCAGTTTCGGGGCTTCTTGGGTCTTCGCGGTCGGCATCTTGGATTTCCTCTCTTTCGTCTTTTTCTCTTCTATTCCAAGGAATTTGTTAATTCCGTCCTTGGCTTGTGCTATATACCAGTCTTTGTCGATTTTATCGACTTTGGTATGTTCTGGATCGTCGATTGCTGTGTTATCAATAATGCAGTGTTCCGGGAGCCGCTCGATCTTGGCTTCTGAATCATCAGCGGCCTTGACCTTGTAGAGCTTGCCATAGGTAGGATCGTTAGTGGCGTAGACCCGGTTGACCCTCTGAATGGGCTGGCGCTCACCGTTTACAATGTGGTAGGCGTCTTTGTATTTGCTCCCAGCTTTTGCGATTAACTGGAATTTTGAGATGTCATCACAATTTACGATGGTAACTTCTGGCGGGACATCATGGACAAAGTAGTCTTTGATTGCCTCGGCTACTATGACAGCATTGTTGTTGACATTGAATGCACCAGCCGGGGCAATGCCTCGCACCAGATAGCCGCCTTTAATTTTAGCTGTTCCATCCGGGGCAATCTCTACGTAGTTGTTGACGTCCTTCTGATATATAGCCCAGACTCTATCCTCCTCGAGGCTGAATCCTGTCCGCTGTTGCCATTCGTTGGTAATGTCCAGCACGATGTTATAATAGTGGTCATCGAACTCAATCATGATGCCGTCTGTGTTTAGCTGTACGACTTTCAGGTTTGGCACATCCTGTATCAGGTGGTTAGCGAGTTCCAACAGATAAAGCTGACCTGAGATACATACAGACCGGGCTTTCAGCGGGTCGTACAACTCGTTATACTGGTTCAGGGTGGCCCCGTAAGTTGTGTTTGCGATTAGCTTCAGGGCGTTGGCGGTTTGTTTGTCGCCGCTTTTCTTGGCTTGCATTCGCCGTTCCAGCATCTCGGCATAGACTTCCGGATGGGGCATGTTTCTGGAGGTGTACCCGTTGATCGTCATGAGGTGGGGGTTAATAATATGAGCCAACATCGAAGTTCCTGATGATTCTCATACTTTTTAATCACCCCCTAAAATTCTGTCCAACCATTGTGAATAGGTTTCGTCTTTTTGTTTGGTAGTTATTGACATATAAGATTCGACTGCTTTTTTCCATTGTTCTCCCATTGCTTGTGCAACTCCATGAAAAGTTTTACTTCTTGCTTTTGCGCGTTCTTCTTTCGGTAAACTCCATGTGTATGCATGCCACGGTGAATCTGTGCCATGTCCTGTTTTAACAAGAGTAAACGGAATAATATTTGTCGGTTCCAGAGGAGGCAACCCCTTTAACCATAAACAAGTTGCTTTTCTTGCGTCTTCTCCAAACCAGTAGGGTTGTATGATTTGGTCTGGTTTTCTATAATGACTGGACACATACCCGATAGGATTTTCAATCGCAATATGTTTGCATTTTGCATTTACAAACTCCATGAAGAAATCGAAAGCTTTTTCTCTATCGGCCCATCGCTTTTTTGCTTTTTCGCCATATTTCTCAATATTGAACCACGAATTTCCGGTACATGTTAAATATGTGCATGGTGGATGAGCTATTAACAAATCCCATTCGGTGTCAATATGCACGTGATCGCCAGATTGTGTTATGAAATCACAATTACCGTTAATCAATGGTAAACAATCTCCCATTATGTGCCACTCTGGATGTCCCCCGGAGCAACTTTGAATGTCACAAGAATATGCTTCGCACTCTCTCTCTCTGAAGGCCTTGCATACTTCTTGACTCTCTTCACAGGCAACTAATACTTTCATGATTGTTTACCTTCCACCCACATGTAGTTTGGTATAGCCGCATGAATCCCACCGTATCCAATGACCGTTGGCGTACCCCCGACTTTGATGTTCAACTTTTCATCGAACACGCAATCATCCGGTATGCTCATGTCCTTCATCCGACCGAAGAAGTCGAACACTTCCTGCGGTATATACTCGACCTTCAAGTTTGCTGGATACACATACTGCCGTTCATCCCGCCACGGTTCTTCTGGCTTCTTTGCCTGAAGGAACGCTGCCGTGAGCTTGGCGTTGGTCATACTCAGCGCTTTAGCCTCATCCAGACCAGCCATCTTGCCGATGTTGACTTTAGTCTTCAGGTACTCCCGGCGAACGTCTACGAGCCTCTCAGTGGCGTCTACGTCGTGTTTACAGTAGTAGATCATCTCTTTGAGCTCTTCGTCCGTCCACGGCCTGTCCAGATCGAAATCGACTGTGGTTTCCTGAATCGACATCCCCAGATGCCCTTCAATGGCTTTCAGGGAGAGCCCGCGCTGCGTATCGTCGAAGATATCCACGTTATTGAACTTGAAGTATGTCCCTTGCAGCGGCTCGTACTCCCAGCCCCTGCCGCCTTTAATCAGGTAGTCACTGAGCTTTTTGATTTGCTCTGGCGTGAATCCGGCGACCACGGCTTTGACGATAAACTGGTCATACGCTTTAGAGTTGAATCCACAGTACAGGTCTTCTTCATTCAGGAAGTTTATCAGGTAGTCGTTCCAGTTGTGGCAGATCGTATATTCCCCTGATTCTTTTTCCTTGAAGACGAACAGCCAGTCATAGGCAGTGACTTCGCAGTCGTAAGTGTAGAATTTCATGACGTCGCCTCTTTAGGCAGATTCTCGAGATACACTTCCTCGTCGTATATAAATTCTCCGACGTGTCCTGCCTTGATTCTGGAGTCGCACCAGCACTTATAGCCGAGCTTTCCTGCTTTCCAGCAGAAGGTGTAATCCTCGCCCAAACTCGGGAATGGATCAAACGGAGACTGTCCAAACGCCGCCGCTACATGGGCGACCATCTCGACGCTCGTGATACAGCACCCGAATCCGCATCCAGCCGCCTCAAACATTGTGTCTCTGGGGTAGTCGTAATAAGGCTTGGCCCCGTGGACAATCTTGCCGTCTTCCTTTCGATCCCAGATAATTTCCTGCATGACGATGGGCTTCATAGGGAATCCACGACTGAAGTAGAGACCTGTAACAAAGTCTTTTCCTGTCTTAGCATGGTCGATCAGTTTGGTTACAGTATCTGATTGAAATACCATGTCGGAATCGAGCCATACAATGTGTGAGAAGTCGTGGGCCACTGCTGTGCTTGCCAGACGATTGCGGGCCATGTACACGAGGGAGCCGATTTCCATAGCATGGGACGTGGGATATATGCTGTTAAGCGACATCATGCTCTGGTAAAACCGGGCATCCACGCTGTGCAAGGCTGGAGTGGCTATCAGCACTTTCAACTCTTTCTTTTTACTCATGATCGACCTCCTGAATTTTATCGGCGTCTCCGATGGCCTTGGTGTAATATTCGTTCGCCAGAATAAAGGCTTGAGTATCGTCGAATCCTGCTTCCTTGGCACTGTCGTACATTACCTTGGTACAGGCCATGAGCGTTTTGATTCCTGACATGAAATTGTTTACCTGTTCTTCCGTGAATGCCATGTTTACCTCCCTGCCAGCGCTTGTAGTTCATACATGCGAGTCCTGACTCTCTGGATGACCTGTGACGCACCTATCGTTTGATGGGCGTATTCCCTGAGACGATCCCGGGCCACTGACAACTCGACGTCATCCATCAGGCTCTTTCGCGGCTTTTCCTCCATTGCTTTGACCTTGGTTTCTTGTTTGTTGGTCAGGTCTTGTAGCTCTTGGTGTACCGTTTCCAAATCGCGAATCAGGTATTCCAACTCGTGCTGGCTAATGTTTGCGATCTTCCGGGCCATGTCCGGGTTATGTACGATAGGCTCGTGATCGATGGTCATTTCTGGGTAGTGCTTGTTGACGTAGGTCACAGCTTCAGAGGCGCGGAAGAAGGGAACCCGGTTGAGCACCACTACCCGTGTGGCATTCATATCTCCCTTTCCGATGGCCCTGAGCCAGTCATAACGTGTTGCCATATTAGCCTCCTACCAAATACGCATTGATCTTTTTGTAGTGCTTGCAACGGGTTTTATAAGCGTTTCTGCAATAGCCGATACTATCGATGTAGTCATACGCCATAGGAGCATGTTTATCAGGGTATGTTCTGGCGATACGTCCGAGGGCCTGAACGACAACTGCGTAGTCTTTGATAGGTGTTGCCATGAACAGGCGTTCCAGCCGAGGTATGTCCAGCCCTTCCTTTGCCAGCGAATATGTGGCGAACAGGTACTGGAGCTCTCCGTTCCGCATCTCTTCAAGTATCTCGCCTCGTCTGGCCTTTTCGACCTTGCTGGTCATCTTGCCAGATATCATTGCCGCCTTGCTTCTCATGTGTTCCGGGAGCATATCTATCAGCGTTGTCAGATGTTCGAGACGATCTGAAAGGATCAGGCACGAGTAGTCAGCGTTATCAATCAGGTCTTCAATGATTTGCTGGTTTCGTTCATTTTGCTCGGAGAGGTAGGTAATCATGCCAGCGTAGCAGAGGGTTCCGTCTGAATTGAGGCACTGTTCCGTGAGCGGGATGTGAGTGGCTCTCGGCCTGACTCGCACCTCCATGATCTTGGAGGAGACTTCTTCCTGCGGTATCTCACAGACCACGTTGCCCAGCAGGGCGTAGGTGGCGGCTATCAATCCATCTGACCGATGCACCGTAGCAGAGAGGCCGTACTTATGCCGAGCGTTCAGGGCGTTGAGCACCTTGGAGAACTGAGTCACCTGAGTGGGCGATCCTGCTACTCGGTGGCACTCATCTACAATGATTACGTCCCAGACGTCCCGGTATTGGTCAAGGTCGATGTTGCTCATGGTCTGTACAGTGGCGAACGTGATGCCAGTACCGATATTGACCTTACCTTCCGTGATGGTTCCCATCAGGCTCTTGTCCATAAACTGCTCCGCACGTTCTTTGCTCTGCCTGAGTAGGTCTGCCGTATGGGTCAACCACAATGCTCTTCGCCGAAACCGTTTAATTAATGCAATTCCGATCTGAGTTTTGCCGCTCCCGGCAGGGCTCTGGAGTATTCCATACCTCGCAACATGGAGACGATTTACGGCCTCGTTTTGATATTCGTACAATGGTATCTCAACATTGCCATAATCGACGTCTACGGGGTCTGGAAAGGCCGCGACGGGCTGGTAAGGTGCTATCATGCCCCAAACACTCCGAAGCGTACCAAAGGGCAAATAAAGGGCATTACCGACGCGAGAGTACAGGGCGATGGTTTTCGGGGTATTTCCGACCCAATATCCCATTCGTGACTTCTTCTCATAGTCAGGATTGACGAGGATGAGGTGTTTGTGACACCAGTTGAGGATTTCAGCAGTAGGGTCTGTGATCTTAATCATGTTGCTGATTACTACTTCCACATTGACGCCGCCCTTCTCATCCATTCGTCGAGAGTGACCGTGAATTTACCGCTTTCGAGTTCTGCTGTGTTGATACTGTGCCTGTTGTTGGATTCGTGTTTCTCGATCTGCCAGAGATTCAGCATTTCTACCTTGCCGCTTGGGAGCTTCAGGGCGAACCAGCCCTCCTCGATCCCTCTCAGTTTGAACAGCGACATTGCCATACGCTGGTTGTCTTCCACCCGTTCAAAACTGAAGCCCCGGATGGTACTGACCACCTTACAGTCAATCAGGGCGTGGAATCTGCCCTTTATGGCGATAATGTCGGCTGGCTGTTGGCCTCCGATGTTCTGGACGATCCTGTGAACCCAGAAACCGTTGTTATACAGCAGTTGGCAGAACTCTCTTTCAAATTGGGCTCCTGCCGCCAGATTGCTGTTCATTTCGGCCTCCTCAGTGTCACTACATACCCGTCCTTAGTGCCGTAGAGCTCTCCGGTCATACCACTCTGGTACACGAAATCTGTACCGTTCTTTCTGCCCGGGTTCTCCTGATACCGGAGGTAGTCCACCTTGAGAGGATTGAATACATCCTGTAGGTACTGAACCGCCTCCTGAGCCGGGATTTCCTCGGGGAATTTCAGCGTGATAGTGGTCATTCGTCCCACCCCCTCAACTCACTCAGTGTCCAGAAGAGCTCGTGCCACTGGTCAAGACTTATGGCGTCGAGGCACTGGTTGATTTCGTGTACTGAATCCCGATTGGGAATGTATGTGTTGATGATTTCTTGGATATTGCCGAAATCTTCGAGACGGTGCTCGTACCAGTCTGCGGCGTCGTTGCCCATGTACTCTCGCACGAGGTCTCTGTAGTGGCTGTCAGAAGCGATCCAGTGCCGCTTACCATCAGGGGTCACAATCGTATTGGTCATGGTCACACCCCCTGCTGAGGCCGAATACGGTAGAGGGCAATGCCCTCCTCGGTTTCAATCACGTCTTCCGGTCTCGCGCCGCCGTTCATCGGGTTATTGGGATCAAAGCTCGGAAGATAGATGTTTTCGATTTTCTTCTGCTTTCTCAGGTCGTGGAGCCTGACCACGAAGAGGCCAAACACCATACCAGCAACGAAGGTCAGAACAAGCGCCATGATGATGTTCTGCATGTTAATCTCCTTTCATCTCCTGCTCTATGACAGGTGCGTTTCCGTAGGTCATCCAGCGAATGAATGCCAGTCTTGGTATTTTGATTCTCGATCCCATGATTGAGACCGCGAACCCTAATTTTGATGGGTCTTCCTTGGCCTGTACGTTTATTGTGTAAGGCATACAGCCGAGCACTTCACGTACATCTTCAGGAGTTAGGAAGGTTTTGTCGGATTCTTTGATTTCGTCCCATGTCATTTGGGCATCACCCTATCAGGCCACGGGGCTTCAGTCCATTTCTTGGTATACTTGTTGTTTGTCCAGTACATGTACCCGGCAAAGTGAACGATCTTTGGATTGCTGGTTAGTTCTGTGACTTTGCTGGCGTTGTAATCTCCCGGTAGGTTTAAGATTTTCCCCTTACAGTAGATGTTGATGGCGTCTTGCTCGGGGTACGTGGTCTTCTTTGTGTTGAGGAACTCTATCAGTTTCTCGCCCACGCCTGTCTTTCTCAGAAGCTCGAAGTTCAACATCATTGATCCTGCATTGATGTACGGACTGCCGTTTCCCACTCTATCCTTCACTCCAGCACAGAAGATGTCAGTCATGTCTATGTCCCACAGTTCATCTACGTTTTGTTCCACGTAGGTGTCTATGTCCAGACAGAGGGCTTTGTCTACGTCCGGGAACATCTTCCAGTAGGCCGCTTTCATCATGGTCATGTAAGTCCAATGGTTATTGTAGTTAGGGCCTTTAGGATCGAAGTAGGGCTGGTTGCTCACGTTTACGGTGTGTACGCAGTCAGGGAGCCATTCAGGAAACTTGTCATCCTCGATCAGCAGATACACTTGATCTACTGAGGTGTTGGTCAGCAGTGATTTGATAGCTGGGGCCATCAGTGGGTATAAATTCCGGGTTCCTCCATAAATTGCTGTCTTCATAGTGTTAAACCTCATTTCACAAATTTAACACTCAGGGCAAAAATAATTGATCCACAGTGACGCCCAAAGCACCAGCGATGGCGTTTAGTGTTTTATAAGTCACATTGTACGAGGGGTCGTTTTCAATAGACACGATGGTTTGTCGAGACACTCCGCTACGCATAGACAATTCTTCTTGGGTTAGGCGTTTTTCATTACGGAGTTCCTTAATTTTTGTAGTCATGTTGTCCTCCTTCCGGTTAGTTTCCGTTTCATCGAGGCCCCGATTTCTTACGGATTGATTGGAGTATAACACTACATTACAAATTTGTCAAGCATATTTTACAGAAAAGTCAAACAAAATTTTCATTTCCTTCTTGCTTCTGTCAAACATACGCCGTATAATATATTTGACAAATCTAACAAGAGGTGATTTCGTAATGACTTTAGGCGATTTGATATATCAATACAGGGTGGATCATAAACTATCTCAAAGGGCCTTTGCTACAAAGTGTGGTGTTAGTAATGTATATATCAACATGCTTGAAAAGAATATGAATCCTTCGACAGGAAAACCTATAATACCTACTATCACTCAGTTGAAAGCCATTTCTGACGCTATGGGGTATACTCTTGATGAAGTTATGCACATGTTAGACCCGGAGTCAGTAGTTACTTTACAAAACGATGCCAAGAGATTTACTACTTTGAAAGAACAAAAGAACGAAGAAGAACCTGAAATGAAATATGGCGGCTATCAAAGGACTCCTTTACGAAATGGAATACTTCCGCATCACAGAGATAGACCGTTATCTCATCGAGATTTGA